TATGTTAGGTGGCGGCATGGTTGATGTAGAACTTGATCCAGTACATTACGAAACTGCACTTAAAACTGCGTTAACACGGTTTAGGCAGCGTAGTGATCATTCTGTTGAAGAGTCATATATGTTCTTACCAACAGTCAAAGATCAAAACGAGTATATTTTACCTCAGGAAGTAGTAGAAGTGCGCCAAATTTTTAGACGTTCAATTGGTTCACGTACAGGCGGCGGTGATGGCGGCACATTGTTTGAACCATTTAATATGGCATATACAAATACCTACTTGTTAGCAAGTTCTAATATGGGTGGTCTAGCAACATATGATATGTTTAGCCAATATCAAGAACTAGTAGGACGCATGTTTGGTTCGTTTATAGAATTTAAATGGAATTCACAATCTAAAAAACTTACAATTTTACAACGTCCTAGAGCACAAGAAAATCTAATGTTATATGTTTATAATTATAGAGGCGATGAGCAACTTATAGACGATTATATGGCAATACAATGGATTAAAAGTTACACGCTTGCTACATGCAAATATATGCTAGGTGAAGCACGTAGTAAATTTGCTACTATTGCTGGCCCACAAGGCGGATCAACACTTAACGGCGATTCACTAAAAGCAGAAGCTCAAGGCGAATTAGATAAATTAGAACAAGAAGTATCACTAGCAGTAGCAGGTGGCACAGGCTATTCTTTTACAATAGGTTAAAGATCGTTGTCGTGTATATGCAACTGAATAAGTGCATAGTGCAAGACTTTCATTAGGTCTTTTCTTGCATCATCCTTAGAACCTTTTTTACCATATCGATTAGAGTACTTGTCAACATTCCCCATACAGAATCCAGTACCGTGGCCTCTTTCAATAATTACTTCAGTTGACTGAAATTTATTAGTAGCATAATGTCCTTGATATGTACTATCAATATATGCTTGAAATTCGTCAATATAGTTTTTTTCGTTAAATTTGTAATCTATCATAGTGGCTCCTGTAATTGTTTATATTATAACAAAACTACAAAAAAAGTCAACCTAAAAATCTGCTATTAGGTCACCTTGTTTCCATTTAATTCCTTGTTTTTGTAAAACACGTTGACAGTTAGCACAAATTGTTTTTAGATTGTTATACTTACAATTATCTAAATTGCCATCTATATGATAGACATTAAATTGTTCTGGATTTTGACTACGGAACCCACATTTCTCGCATGTGTCCTTTTTTGTATAACCACGCATTTTCCATTTAGGTATGCCATGACCGGTTCCTCCGTGCTTATTACAAATTTCACACTTTTTCCTGTAATAAGTTTTTTTATCTTTTTTATAATTTACAGCAGCAGGCCGTAATCCGCATATACAAAGTGGTCTCATACAGTATTTACACCTTTTGCTCCCCTTTTTATAGCGTATTACAGGTATATTTTAACAGCACTTGGCTAAATACATTTAGCAAAGTTTACTTTCAAGGAGATAACGCAATGGCATTAACATCACCAGGTGTAGAGGTTAAGGTAATAGACGAATCGTTCTATACACCAGCAGAACCGGGCACCGTACCAATGATTTTCGTGGCATCCAAGCAAAATAAAACCAATGCAGGTGGCACTGGTGTTGCGCAAGGTACTTTAAAAGCAAATTCTGGAAAGGCTTATTTAATTACAAGCCAGAGAGATCTTGCAGATACCTTTGGAGATCCACTATTTTATACCGATACAGGTAATAATCCAATTCACGGCGGCGAGCTAAATGAATACGGATTACAGGCAGCATACTCATTCTTAGGTGTTGCAAACAGAGCATGGGTAGTCCGTGCAGATATAGATTTAGGCGAATTAGAAGCAAGTGCAAATGCTCCGGGCGCAGCTCCGGCAGATGGCACATGGTGGTTTGACACTACAAATACTAAGTTTGGTATTTTTGAGTGGAATGGTGCACCTAAAGCAACAACAGGCGGCCAGTCATTTAATGTAAAAACACCAATTGTAATTACTGAAGTTTCAAAAGTTACTGGTTCAGCAAGCGCACCGGGCGCTCCAAAAGGATCAGTTGGTGGTGTAGGTGACTATGCTATTGTTGCAGTAAGCACACTTAACAAATTATGGTACAAAAATGCATCTGGTACTTGGGTTGAAGTTGGAACAGATGATTGGCAAAATAGCCATGCTGCTGTAACAGCAACAGCATCAGCACATACATCAGGTGATACATTTACAATTAATACTGCACCTGTAACAACATCAGGCACAACGGCAACAAGCCTAGCAAGTGACATTAATGGTTTGTCAATTGATGGCATCAGTGCTGCATCAGTTAACGGCGTATTAGAAATTTATTCTACAGGCGCTGCTGTAGCAATTGCAGATACTTCAGGTACATCAGCTGCTACACTAGGACTTGTAGGAACACACGCTGCACCAGCAGTAAATGTTGCTCCACATACAAGTGTTCCAGAGTGGAAAACTGCTGATACTACACCACGTCCAACAGGATCAATTTGGGTTAAAACAACTGAACCAAACAGTGGTGCAAAATGGGCAGTTAAGAAGTATAATGCAACTACACAACTATGGGCAGATTCAGCTGCACCATTGTATGCAGATAACCACTCAGCATTGTTTAACATGGACAAAGCAGGTGGTGGCGCTAACCTAGCAGCAGGTACAACATATGTACAGTATAATGTAGGTGAAATTGCACAAACTGAAGCTAATTTTAAGATTATGGCAAGAGTTGCATCGGGTGCTACGACAATAACTAGTAATGTTATTGCTGCAAGTATTCCAGCATCAACAGGACGCTTTGACATACAAGAAAGTGTTAAAGGTCAAGCTGGTCTTACAGCATGGAAAGAAGTTACTTTTAGTAGTCCATTTGCAAATGATTCGTCAGATGCAGAAACATTAGCAGCAGCAATTAACAGTGCTGGTTTAACAAATGTAACTGCAAGTGTCGATTCTCAAAACAGAGTAGTTATTACACATGCACTAGGTGGTGAAATACGCTTTAGAGATCATGATACTATCCTACAGTCAGCAGGTTTTGTACCAGGTACAACTGATAACCTGTATGATAACTTCGACGATGGATCAACTGTTTACTTTATTGCTTCAAATTGGAAAGTACTAACATACACTGCTTCTGCAACAGCGCCAAAGGCACTTACAGCAGACGGTACATTATGGTACAACTCAATTGTAGATGAAGTAGACATGATGGTGCATGATGGCACTACATGGAAGGGTTATAAAAATGTGTATGCAAACACTAATGCAACAGGACCAATTGTTGCAGCAAGTGAACCATTAACACAAAATGACGCTGCTAAGAGTCCATTAGTTGACAACGATATTTGGATTAGTACAGCTGATTTAGAAAACTATCCAAAAGTTTACAGATGGGTAACCGATCAGTGGGTAGCACTAGACGCAGCAGATCAAACTACTGAAAATGGTGTGCTATTTGCAGATGCTCGTTGGTCAACAGCAGGTTCAAACAGTGTAGCAGGCGCAATGGATGCAATGCTAACAAGCGATTACTTAGATCCAGATGCACCAGATCCTGCACTATATCCAAAAGGCATGGTTATGTGGAACACACGTAGAAGTGGCTTTAACGTTAAGAAGTTTGTACGTAATGCAATTGATACAACTGAAACAAATCCACGCATGGGCGATGCTGTAATGACTAGTTATTACGAGCACCGTTGGGTAACTGAGTCAGGCAACCAAGCTGATGGTTCTGGTAGCTTTGGACGCCATGCACAACGCAAAGTTGTTGTACAGGCACTGCAAGCAATGGTAAACGGAAATGATGAAATTAGAGATGACGAATCAAGACTGTTTAACTTAATGGCAACACCAGGTTATCCAGAGCTAATTGGTGAAATGATTGGTCTAAACTTTGACAGAGGCTTAACAGCATTTGTACTAGGTGATAGCCCAATGCGTTTAACACCTGATGCTACTTCATTAAACAACTGGGCAACAAACGTTGCAGCAGCAGTTGAAGATAATGACGATGGACTAGTAAGCAGTGATGAGTACATGGCTGTGTTCTATCCAAGCGGATTTAGCAGTGACAACTTCGGCAACAATGTTGTTGTACCAGCATCGCACATGATGCTTCGTACATTTGCACTAAGTGACCAAGTTGCTTATCCATGGTTTGCACCAGCA